ATAATCATCAGTATCAGAAAATTTCCATGATGTGTAACCATCACCTATTGCGTTGTATAAGGACTCGGGAGTCTTTTCAAAATTAGTTTCTGGCAATAAATGATCGAAAAGTAATTTACATTCATCTTCTGTGAGGAAATTTTCTATTTCCATGACAAGAGTAGGAAAAAGTTTCCACTCTTTTATGTTCATAGCATATCTCCAACTTTATAAATGCCCGTATTACTTAGTTGACTTTCTGGGAACATCTTCCAGACGTCCGCAATGATACAGTCTTTTCTAAAATAACTTAGAGGCCATAGACTAGGTATATCGCTGTGTGGTGTCATTACAATAACCGCATCATAATCGGATGAACCAGGCAACGCTTGATCAACTATCACCAGTGAGTCCCACATATATGCAGTAACACCATTCTTCCTACATACCTTACGCATCTTGAATGATAGACTGTTACGAGTATCGTCACAATCCTTTTTGAAGGTTGCACCAAGGATCAACACCTTGTCTATCTGCGGGTTGAGTTCTTTGATACGGTTAAAGACATACTCTGGCATGCCTTCATTGATAAGGAAGCTAGTTTGAATAAGGTCGCCGAAAGGAATATCAGAAAGAAGAAAACGACCATCTTTGAATAAGCAAGGCCCACCGACATTAGGTCCAGGGTGAGGTACGTCCATTCTCGGATAATCGAAATTACATGCGTCGATAACTTTGTCAATGTTCACTCCATGCTTTTCACCAATCATCCACATTTCATTGGCAAACGCAAAAGTAACATAACGATACATATTGGTCATCAACTTGCCAAGTTCTGCCTCTTTAGGAGTCAGTTGGAAGATTTGATTTGTGATAAAGGTGCTAAAGAAGTCCTTAGCAAACTTAAACGAAAAATCATTGAACGCACCTACAATCTGCGGTAGTTTGCCAGTTTCAATGATAGACTTGCCCTGCACAACACGCTCAGGACAAAACACTAGAAAATAGTCTAGACCTTCTCTCCAGCCGTGCTTCTTCTCAATATGCTTACGAAGAACCTCGGTGGTTCCCGGTGAAACAGTTGATCTAAGAACAATCAACTGGTGTTTACTCATACGAGGAATAAGAGTAGTGTCAACAAAATTAAAAAGATCATCCAACCTTGCATTACCTTCTCCATCTACTGGTGTGCCAATCATGATAGCGACAACATCAACGTCTCTGATAAAGTCAAAGTCTGTGGAGAATAGCAAACGCTCCTTCTGGAGATTCTCCTTTAGTATTTCTGCGGCACCTTCCTCAACATAAGGCACGATACCTTTGTTTAGCATATCGACGGCATACTGATTAACATCGATACCATAGACAGTATGACCAGCATTAGCAATCACACATGAGAATGGAAAACCAACATGGCCGCCAGCACCAATTACTGCTACTTTCATCTTAAAGTCTCCAACATAATATCTTCAATATCATTACAGGTATCTTGGATGGTATGATTTGCCATAACATATTCATAGGCATCCTCAATCTTCTTATCGTCACGCTTATGGTTACGGAGAAGTTCCATCAATTCCTGTTCTGTATTGTAAGTGGTGCCATAATAGCACATATCTTTCGCTCCGGCAATATCTCTAGCATACCAAGGAGTTTTATCCATCATTGCTTCTAAAAGGACGAGTCCGAAACCTTCCTCATAAGAGTTCATAATGTAAGCATCCGCAGAGGAGATGGCCAATAGAACGTCTGTCTTACTCTTACCGAAGAAACACTTGACCACTTCATTCTCGGAAGGCATCAGGTGCTCCTCACCGTATCCGTATAGATGGAGTTCGGCATTAGGAATCTTAGCAGCGGTGAATGCCTGTGCTAAAGGTCCCATTGCCTTATGTGGCCAGAATCCACCAGCGGAAACGAATATAGTCTTTTTTACAGGATTAGGTGTAAACCGCAAATGTCTCTCCACTACAATACCATGACGGACACGGCGGGCTTTATCCTGCAAGTTATGTTTCTTGATAAAGTCAAGATCCATAGAGGTAGAGTAACCGAGGAATCGGTGTTCTCTTAATCCGTGCATACATACTGCACTCTCGCTTGGCTTAACGATTAGGTAAAGGACAGGAGATTGTAGTTTATCAGCATTGACATGAACCATATTCTGGGAGATAACATCACCACCATGAACGATGATAAGGTCCCACTTCTGATTTAGAATGGTGTTATAGTCATTAGATACGATGACTCCATTCTGGTCACCCTTGTGTTCGTGTGCTAGAACAGTAACATCATGTTTACGTCTCTGCATTTCCTCGGCCATATCTCTGACATAATATTCAGATCCACCAGGGAAAGGATAGTATCTATGAACAACAAATAGTAATCTCATTTTCCACCCATCACATTCTGTTCCCACCAGTCACATAGATTGTTCATGCTAGTGTAAGCATTAGGAACATCAAGAAAGAACGCAGGACGTTCTATAATATCTAGGTACTCTTGTTTCCCAGCCGGTGAGTCAAGGTGTCTGACATAATCTACCAGGCCGTTAAAGTCACCGTGATCAGAGGCGTTGATAAAGGCACTTGGATTAAAGTCACGATGAACCGTTGCCGAACCCCAATAGATTGGCATTGTCTTTACTTGTAGGGCATTAAATAGTTTCTCTGTTACATACCCTGGATACGAACCATTCTCAAAACAGATGTTGAAACGGTATCTGTCAAGAAACATCAACTTGTGACAAAGGTTACTTCTCGGTAGTAGATAACCAACATTGTTCATATGAGGGCCGGCCGAATCAACCTGCTTATACTCATTGATAAACTTGAATGCCGAATTTCTCATTGGTTGATTAGGATTGGATACTACGAAAGAACAGAAATTTCTATGGTCATATTCCCATTCATAATCACGGTTGAATCCAACCAACTGATAATAATCGGTGGTCCATCCTTCTGTCACCGCACCCCACATATCGATAACATATAGTGGTAAGCGGTAATGTCTGACACTATTCTCATGGTCAAATGTCATAGCAAACTGACATTCACCCCATGGTGGACGAACATTCTCTCCTGTATAGAAGATTTTGGTAACCTCAGGACCGAACCTACGGTGATTTTGTCCATAGACTCCTTCACCATAGATTAAGTATTCTGGATTAGTATCATCACGGACAATTTGAAACCTTTTGCCTAATGCCTCTGTAAAGAAATCTATGGCAGTTGTAAAGGTATCACTGAACCCTAATCTCAACTCTTTCATTACTTGTACCAGAAGAATGTGCTATTGGTTGATAGGTTGATAGGTGATGATATCTTGTTCTTTTCACGGAAGTCATTGACTGCTCGATATACTGCATCAATAGATGAATAGTCGTGGCCACAGAACAAACCACCCTTCTTCAATAGTGGATAGTATGCTTCACAATCCGCCAATGTGGCCTCATATGAATGGTCACCATCAACGAAGATAAAGTCAAACTCTGCCTTATCTGTGATAGTGGTAATCTTAGTTGCCGCATCCGATGATGTCTCACGGATCATCTGCGATCTTTCACCATACGGTTTTAGATTCTTCTGTGCAATCTTTCTAAATCTGTCCACCGTTTCTTGTGTAATCTCACCATTCCAGTCATCATATCCCTTATATGGATCGACAGTGTATAGTTTAATAACGTTTGGACATTTCTCTAGTATGTAAGCAGTAGATTCGGCACGACAGGTACCAATCTCTAATCCTACTACGTTGTCACCAAGTCTCTTGATATAAGGTGCTAGACCTTTTGTGGAAACCCAGTCATAAGGCCACTTGTCACCAAGTTCCTTGATTGTTTTAAAGTCATCATCAGTTAGTGCCATATTTTCCCTCGACTAATTGTTTCCACGCAGGCACACGATCCCACTGGTGGACGATTGCTAATTTCTCTCCGTTTGCTCTCACAAACTCACCTAAGGTACTATACTCTATATCTCTAATGAAAGGCAAGGTCATATTTGGATTCTGTCTATATGCTTCACCAATACCGCCAGAACCGGCCTGAATAGCAGGCATAGAGGTACCAGCATGAATAACCCATCCATCTTCTGGACTTGTTCTCTTGACCATATATGTAAGATGTTCCATGTCAATCATAATGTTCATGGCGGCCTGGTCTGGGCCTCCACCACCTGGAATCTGTGAAGCAGAACCCCTACAAATCATCCATAGATTAAGGCAGAAGTCTTTAACAACATCACCAGTACCAGCGATAACACCAGCACAGAAGATTTCTTCGTCCTTCATGTGGTCATAGAAATACTGACCAAAGGATTCTTTCATGTTGTTAGCACCCCATGGTTCATCTTTATATCTAAGGTTCTCGGAACCTAGGACAATCTCATGGCCACCTACAAGTAGTTCATCCAATCTGGTTGAAGGATTGTCCTGAAACACAACGTCTCTAACGTCTGTGATAATTACACGACTAACATCCTCTGGTTGTGCCAGCATGGAAAGAAAGTTGTAGATATGAAAGAAACGATCAACCATGATACGATCAGAGGGATGTGGATAGTGAAAACCTTTGTCCTTGTCATAGGTACCAGTACCGATTAGCATAAACTGTTCTTCTTCTAGTTTAGCAACCGTCTGTGGGTCCATATTATAAACGATTAGACCTTTATGACCTGTGAAACCGGAGGCCTTGATAGAGTTGGCCCAATACTTGATCTTATCCCAGTTATAGTTATCAACTACACCGATGATAACATCCTTCACTTCTTTATCCATGGATACTTTCCTTCATAATAGTTTTCTTGTGTCTTGTTGCCTTCATTGAAAAATGCTTCTGTTACTGAACCCTCGTTGCCGTCTAGGCGATAACATAGAGAATACTTGCCATTCGTGTCATACTTAGCCTGATCTTTGACGGCATAAAAGTAACGACGATCACCACCCCAACCAGAGTGCCATAGATGACAAGTCTTTTGAATAAACTCTCTCTTGAAACAGAATGATGATGTGTCGATTAGATATTGCTTGCCATGTGGTGACTGTCTTGAGTTGAAAATCTCCCACTTGCCTAGGCTTTCACAGTTGTCATTACAACGGAAGCGGCGATCAGGAGAATAGATTTGACGGAGAGAATAGGCAAAGTCAAGGTTCTTTTCTTCAATAGTCTTGACTAGTGTTTCAACATGATTAGCCTCATACCAGTTATCTTCGTCTAGGAATAGAATGTAATCTGAATTGATTAGATGTGGATAGGCAGCATAGATGCGATGCCCATAGAAGTTTCCACCAGTCTTGCCTGTGTTTTCTGGTGCATATTCAAGTTGCACACCTTCACATGTGTTTAGATCCCATACTGCTCGGCGATATTCAGGACCATCAACCACGACAAGATGCTTACACTTGTAAGTCTGGTTTCTTACAGACTCAATAGCGTCTTGGAGTTTAGGTGAACCAATTGTGGGTGTGATAACGGTTACGGTCTTAGGAGATTCTTCAATCACGAGTTTCATAATATAACCTCAAAAAGAGTAAGGCGGGTTTTAGACTCCGGAGAGACCCGCCTCTTGTTAATTCTTATTTAGGTGTCACGGCGTCCATGGCCTTTTGTGCCATATCTGCCCATACTTTAGTGCTTTCATTCAATAGTTGCTTCGACGCCTCGCCAACACCGAATGGATCCATGATGTCGATTTTCTTCGCCTTCTTTTCTTCGGGGACATAACGTTCAAGAGCGATTTTAAGTAGACCATTGACTAACTCCGCATTTTTTACAACAACGGTATCTTCTAGGGTAAACTTACGGGTGAAAGCACGATTGGCGATACCCTGATAAATATAATCTCCTTCACTAGCCTCGTTAGAACCTGTAATGGTTAGTTCACCATCTTTCAGTTCAATATCAAGGTTGGTCTTACCGAAACCGGCAACGGCCATTTCGATGACATAATGTTCGTCATCAACCTTCTTGATATTGTAGGGAGGGTAGGATGGAATCTTTGGCATAGTCTCTGCCGCCTCACGAATCCGATCAATGATCTGGTCGAATCCGATAAATTGCTTTGCGAGGCCGGTAGGAATGCCAAAGTTATCGGTATTGAATTTATAGTTTGTCATTGTGTTCTCCTTTTCAGCGAGATATAAAGGACGATGCCGTTTGGCCATCGTCATACCATTATATAGTAAACGTCACAAGTTTGTCAAGAAGAATAATAGTTGGAAAAGGTAAAGGTATATCCTGTATTGGCACTTGTGATGGTTGATCCTGATGTTATACTAGATTGAACAGCAGGTGGCATGTTATTCATAACCACAACACCGGTTCCACCACCTTGATTGGCAACTCTCGAAACTTGTCCGATAACCTGGGTACCCAACTGCATAATCTCACCTACGCCAGGTATACCGAATCCACCACCCATTAATGCTTGAAATGCACCGAGGCCACCACCGAATGTGCCGTTAGGTCCGTATGCTCTTATGGTAGCAGCACCCTCGGCAGGTGTTGGTAGTCCTTCAACGTGAGGAATAATACCTTCAACATCAGGTGATGCATTGTCCATCAACGCCATGGCCATGGGTATACCGTTCACAAGGATCGATCCTGGTGACATGCTGATAATAGCACCTAGCATGTTATGGGTATCAAGATCACCAGCAACCGCAGCAGGTTTTCCTTCAATCAATACGTTTAGTAGATTGGCAGGTCCACCTGTAGTTACCGAGTTATCTGTTCTTTTACCCCCGACAAAATGTGGCTGTGTCATGCTTTCTTTGGTCTACCTCTACCTCTTTTAACAGGTGCCTGTTCTTTAACGAAATCAGGAATCTTAGGTTCGGGAATATTTAGTGTGAGGACATTACCGCTTTCGGTGATGCCAGTCGAACCCATACCACCTGTGCGGTCACTCTTTAGAATAGGTCTGATAACAGTTTCAACAATCTCAAACTCATAGTCCTTTACCAATTCACCTTGTGCAATACGGTCACCGGTATGGATTGTAATAGCATTGCCTGAAATGTTATAGACTAGCACCATAACTTCCTGAACGTAGTCGGCATCGATAACACCCTCGGCATTAGCAAGCACCAGGCCCTGCTTTAAGGATGCACCGGAACGGGCGTGGAGACGCACGGAGTAACCCTTTGGTATGTCCATGATCAGGCCAGTAGGAACCATTACCCGATCACCAGGTTGAATTACAATCTGGTTGTTCATGGTGCGTTTAAAGTTCTTATTAGTGCTGCTGTAACCCTCATACGTTGCCTTACCATGACCTTGAAAGGCCAGGTCAAAACATGCCGACTGTTCGGTCTGTTTCTTAGGGAGAATTACTTTAGGATTGGTTCTGTAAATCTTCAAAGTTTCCATAACAAACTCACTTTCTTATTCTGAATCGTATCTCTTTTTACCCAATGAATACTTGGCAACAAGATTCCACTCACCCTTCTCACCGTAAGATATGATCTTGATACGGTTAAGAGGTGTCAAAGGTTCTTTTGACTTGTCGGCATCAACCAATGAGATCAAACCCCATTCTGCTAATAGGTTAGCAATGGTGTTTCTTCTACCACGATCTTCTTCGGAGAAGTCGGTTGGCTTGCCGTCTAACATGAACATTTCTTTAAAGTGGACGAGATAATATCTACCTTGCTTATGAAGAATATGGCAAGATTGGTAAAGGGTCTTGTCCTTCTTGGACGCCACACCAATACGGGTCAAAGTTTCTTTTACCTTCAAGAAGGCTTGTGGGTCAGGTAATTTAACCTCCACGAAGTCGTCTAGGTTTACTGTCATTTGTGCCACCTTTATGAATACGTTTTCTTATTTCTTCTATTTGGGCATCATTAAGTAAAACCACCACATCTTTCGCCTTATCATTACTATAACTATAGTATTCTTTGATGGCTTCTAGGTCTTCCGTTTTCTCACGCTTGACCCACTTTTGGTATGGTCTTTTATACCCTCTGACTTTATTTAGTAAATACTGGTACTGCATGGGACCAGTTAAGTTAGGGTATAGATTCATCTGATTTGCTTGTAAAACAGTATCATAGTAAAAAGATAACGCCTTGTTTACCACATAGGCGTTATAGTCTTTAGGATCCTCCAGAACATCTTTCTTGCTCTGGAGGATCGAAGGGATAATGTCTTTGAATAGGTCACTCACTTAGTCTCACACTCCACCATAATCTCGGTAAGACATGCTACTAGATTAATCTCATGATCGGCCACAAAGGCATCCTGATACTGATACTTACCGATAGTAACAACAGCATATGGTACACTATCAGGTTTTAGAAACTCCGTCAACCCATCATAGATATCACGATAGATACGGGCAGGATCAACATCAGAATTGGTGACAACCCACTTACGCATACGGGTAAAGTCCTTGCTACGAAGGGCACTCACCAATTCCTCAAGTTTCTTTACGCTGTCAACTTGAGCAAGAACACCAGCGTTAATGCTTCCACCAGTAGAATACCTTTGTAACTCGTTAAGAGTCCGACGATAATCTGGGAAATAACGTTCAACGATCTTTGCCAATACTTGCTTATCATATTCAATACCCTCCTGTGAGCAAATGTTGGTTAGACGCTTAAACATCTGCGCCGCCATCTTGGACTTTTCATCACCTTTCAGTGTAAAGTCCACAACGGCAGAACGAGAATGTAGAGCATCCATAAGGCGGGCTTTAAAGTTACAGGTGAAGATGAAAGAACAGTTATTAGAAAACTCCTCAATCGCTCCACGCAGGCCTGCCTGTGCCTCAGGGGTTAGATAGTCTGCTTCGTCAAGGATGATAACCTTACGACCACCTGTTAGAGATATAGTCGAGGCATAACCTTTGATACGGTTACGAAGCATATCGATACCACGTTCCTCGGACGAGTTAATGAAGATATGGTTTAGACCAATCTCCTCACACATCGCCTTGGCAACTGTGGTCTTACCACAACCCGCAGGGCCGGTGAGCATCAGGTTAGGGATGTCACCATTCTTCACATACTCCTGAAACACCGCTTTAAGGCGTTCAGGTAAAATACAGTCCTCGATCTTATGAGGACGGTATTTCTCCACAAACAAAAATTCTTCCATTAAGGTGCCGTCTTTTCAATTACAGTTGAATAGAACTCCTCAAAGTCGGTGTTCTCCTGAACCTCGTCCTTGAAGTTTGCCTTGAAATAGGCCTTTGCCATACGACGAAAGAGTTTCTTGTCAACACCTAACTTGTCACAGTTTTCATTGACAATCTCTTTCATCAATTCACGTTCGGCAGCAATGCGGGTCATGGAGTCATTCATCTCCATAATGGCCTTGCGGAACAACTTACGATCTTCATCTGTAAGACCCTGTACCGAACGCTGCTGCTGATTATGTCCAATCATACTCATAGTCCACCCCATCCAATTCCGCAATGCTTTTCACATGCTGTCATATTACGACGCTCTGATAGTTCCTGTAGGATCATCTTCAATAGAAGTTCAATACTCATTAGTTCACCTCGATAATTGCTGAAGGATTGATACATACCGACGGCGTAGCATAAACACCGCCAGCATCTTTACATTTCTTTTCAAGATGTTGCGTTAATCCTATGTCTGCTGCTATTGTAAGAACCCACAAGAATAACAACCCAATAAGAATTTTATCCATTACTTTGCCTCTTGCGAAACGAAATACTTGAGGTTGCCGTCCTTGTTAACAAACTGAGCAAAGGTGCCAATCTGCAGCTGGACTTCATAGTCATCTGGTAGGAGTTTTAGGTTCTCGGTCTTGAATGTGACCTTAAAATCATTACCAGCATAATCACCAAGGCGTGATGCACCATGATTGGAGGTATCGTTTGCAGGGTCATAGACCTTGAGTAGAAGGGAACCATTCTCACCAACAAGTGAAATGTGTGTCAAGGTGTTCATATTGGCGACCTTGAGTAGACGAGAAAAGTTTGAATTGGATAGATCGAACTTAACATCAACCGACTTTAGAACCAGTTCCTTGTTTGGCGGTGTGATGATTAGGTTTGGTGAACAGGCCATATAGGTAATCGTAAAGTCACCTTCTTTAAGGATGGCATGTTCTTTGGTAAAGTCAATCTCAGGATTCTTGAGTGAGGTAACATTGCCTAGAAAGTTGTTCAGGTCATAGATACCAAACTCGGCAGGGAAGTCGTCCTCAAGAGTTGCCTCAACAAGGATCTGCTTATTGGCATCCATTGTCTTTTGAATCTTACCTGGGCGGAAGACCACACCAGAATTGATAGAGGCAAAGTTCTTGAGAACGGCAAGGGTCTTATCACTAAACTTCATTATATACTCCTTTAGTATCACAGTGTATGTTTCATTTTATATTCTTTTTCGAGGTTTGTCAAGAGGTCTGATACACACGATTTCAATCCGTCAATGTCTTTATCATTGTGAATGGTGATGTCGGGAGGAAATGCATTCCACGCCGTTTCGGATATGTGCATCTTGGATATTTCTTCGTGTGAAGGATCTTCACCTCTTTTGACTCGGATAATCACGCCGCCGGCACTCCGAATAAAGTCAATCTCATTCGGGAAACGACAGTCGGAGATAACCACATCATCATATCCCTGAATACGTTTCTCCAAGGCCGCAATCCAGATGTTATCTGCAATACCGTTACGACATGCTTCGGTGCCCATTTTCTGGAGAATAAGACGAGGTGTAACCTCATATCCGAGTTTGTTTGACCACCATGGGTCTACACGTTCACGGAAGGCCCGTGATGCGTTACTATCACCTTCTAAAAGTCCACGAGGCCATGTAAAGATGGTGGCCGTTGCGTCTTTTAGAGCATCAGCAAAAGCAAACTTGGTGTATTGGTGATTTCTCACCAATATGTCACCAACGGTGCCCTTGCCGGATCCGATAAACCCGACAAGGCCAATTATCATCGTAGATTGCCGCTCAATGATGCGACTGCGGGAAGGTCACCCTGGAATCCGTATGTACCAACGTGGGTAGTTTTCATCCATGGGCATAGCCATACCTTGAAACCAATCTCACGGGCATTCTGACAGAACATATAGTCCTCAGATAGATAACGATGAGACTTTGGATCAATGACGGTATCAAAGTAAGCATGAATGTATCTTGAACCATCAAAGTTGGCCTGACCAATGTGATCTGGCTTGTAATGAAGGTGAGGAAACTCCTCAGCATACTTGTCAAATACTTCACGCTTGACCATCATAAATCCGGTACCAATCTCCATGACCTCAACTGGTTCGGTTACACGGAAAGAGGTGGTACCTGGTACTGGGTTAAACACAAAGTCACCTGTTACACCGTCTAGTTCACCTGGATTAAATCCTTCTCTCAACTTGATCTTCTCACCATCGACAACAGAATTTCTCGTGATGGCATTTGCGATGTTTGCCCAGTTGATTGACTTCTTAGGATATGGGCCGCCGATGATGTCACGATCCAGTGCCAACAGAGCAAGAATGTCCTGTGGATTAAACTGGATATCAGAGTCGATGAATAGAAGGTGAGTGCATCCAGAACGTAGAAACTCGTCAACCAGATAGTTTCTTGCTCGGGTGATTAGCGACTCATTAAAGATAAACGAAAAGCGACATTCCATTCCATATTGAATGGCAGTCGCTTGTAAGTCTAAGCAGGCTTTGGCGTATAGTCCGAAACACTGGCCACCGTAGCAGGGGGTCGCTACAAATAGTTTCTTGGAGCGGAGCTCCTCTGTGGAAATCTTGATCTCCATTTTCACTCTCCATTTTTTAGTGATTGTAAATACTTTTTCCTCGCCTCAGACATTCTTGCATGAGACTCGGGAGAACGCTTTTGACCTCTGTTCTTTTCAGCGGTCTTTTTAATCTTATCAGGATTGCTATTAATAGTCAAGCAAAATTTACGGGCCGCTTCACTTCTCTTTTGAGACTTTCGACCTGCTTCCTGCCATTCAACAAATTGTTTCTGTCCCTCATTAGTATCTAGGTACTTTAACCTGGACTCTTTCATCTTTTGTTTCGTTTCGTCAGAGTGCGACTTACCCAACATCGGTTTACGACCTTGACGCTTTTCACTCATAAGTTTTTTGGTATCTTCGGTATGTAGCATACCTTTACGAATACCCGGAACAATGGTGTTCTCACGGGCATAATCTTGTTTATCTAAAACAGAAAACTCACCGGGATCAATACCAAGGGCCTCTGAAAGAGGACAATAAATAGACATGCTGGTGCTCCTATAAGCATTAGAGTCCGTGGGTGTTAGCGCACCGTGACGGACATTCTTATTTAGGCAATCCAACATTTACATACGACAATAGGGTGGTACCCGAAGGTCCACCCTATTATTTTACCTAATCAGTAACGATTAGTAAGTGTCTGCAAGGCGGTAGAAAGCGGTGCGCTTGCCATCAACATTGCGATAGTTGGTATAAATCTGGTAGTATTCACGCAGATCGGAAACACGCTTTGAAACTGTCTCACGGGGAACACGGGCCATGCGGGCAATGGCATCAGCGGTGACACCTGGCGTAGCCGTGTGGCGTAGTAGGACGTTTTCAATCTTCTCAATCTGGGTCTTGCGTGGGGTAGCCATAATATATTTCTCCATTTCAAAGTTATCGGTGTTGGTGGTGATGAAAGGAAAGGACCCGTGTATAACCACCAACACCATTTTATTATACACGGGTATTCTTGTTATGTCACGGACTTGTCAACCAAGTTCCCGGGACAGGAGCATTTCAAAACGCTACTTCTTCCGTAACGTTAGGGGTCGCCTGTTCCACAGGAGCAACAGGATCAACCGTTTCGTCCACTTTCTTGTATAGTTCCATAAAGGCATTCTTTGTATCCACATCAAAGCGGTTGAGGCACAATTCAATGGCCTTGACCTTGTTTTCACCAAAGATGGCATATGCCTCGCAGATATGGACGAGACGGCGGGTTGAGATAATCTCGGACAAAGCACCTTCATAGAAGGACTTGCGGATAACGTCTGCCCAAGTAACCAACTTATCAACAAAGTCGGTATTGGTAATGCCCGAAGAACCAAGAACATTGTTGAGGATTTTGGACTCAACCTTAGCAGACGGATATTCCTGTTCCATTGTAATGCTGAAACGTTCAAGGAACGCCTCATTCATAACATTGGTACCGATAAAGCGACCATCATCAGAACCTTTACCCTTGGTATTGGCAGTCGCAATCACATTGAAACCAGGTGCAGGGTGAACCACACGATTAGTCTTTTTGAGATAAACAGACTTACCTTCAAGGACAGGCTGGAGACACATCATCTTATTGGAACCAAGATCGACCTCGTCCAACAGAAGGACAGCACCACGGGTCATGGCCGTGATAACAGGACCATCCTGCCACACAGTCTCACCATTAACAAGACGGAAACCACCGATAAGGTCATCTTCGTCCGTTTCAATAGTGATATTGGTACGGACCAATTCACGCTTTTCTTGAGCGCAAATCTGTTCGACCATCATAGTCTTACCATTACCAGAAAGACCAGTAATGTAAGCAGGATAAAACTTGCGAGACTTGATAATGGAGCGAACGTCAGCGAAGTTCCCAAACGGAACATAACCAACAGCCTTCTCAGGAACCAGAGACAGTTCCGCATTGTGAGAAAGGACAGACGGAG